ACTTTCTAATTTTTTTTTTTCTAATTTTTTTTTCTAATTTTTTTTTTCTGTGATATTTTTATGAGTGGTAGTTACACCAACCACACCCTCCCCATCACTTAGCCCAAGGGGGTCCTACCCCCGTAGCTAAAACAATTTTATTATTAACAAATTAACATTTTACCATTATGGAAAAGAATCTTATTTTCAATGACACTCTGACAGTTGAACAGTTCAAGGCAACAATGAATATATCACGCATTGATGTGAAGAAGAATCCTAAGACAGGCAAGCTCTTCTTCACCTATGGTGCAAAGACAGGTGCAGTTGCAGTCAAAGGCATTCCACAGCATCCTATGCTGAGCAATGTCACTGGCTCTGATGGTATCTCATTCTGGCTTCTTCATGAGGAAGGTCAGGGAGGTGCACCTGTATTGGCAAGCTTCTAAGGGATTGCAGGCTTTATGCCTGCTTTCCTTTTTATTTCCTCTAAGCATTAATACAATTCTCATTTAGTTGTAATAGTGTTTAGTCACTTGAATATTAATAGTTTAATTCCTTGAACATTAATAGTTTCTATGTGTAAAAGTTATATGAGTAAGCATTAATATGCTCTTAGTATAACTCCAAGATATGTTACACATTATATTATATGTAATAGGATTTAACTCTGTTAGTGATTAGAGTGAGATGAAATATGCTCTATTTACATCTCTTCCTGACAAGAGGATTAGAGAGGTAAGTAGAGTATTTTAGAAGTTCAGTACATTGGGTAAGTAGGATAGGATAATAGAGTGTGGAATACACTTTATGTCCTATCTTTCTTGTTTTTGTGTTGAATGTAACTTGTTGATTTATTGAGAGTTAATAGTATGGACTGACAGATTGTCAGATGTGTATGACATCATGACACCCTCCCACAAATACCTCTCATCATAATCAACAATTAGTAAAACAATCATCCAATAATGTATGACTGTTTTTACTGTTACAGTTTACATACAAAACTACACTCTAACAAGCAAACAATCAAACAAACACATATTAATTGTTGTTAAGAGTATTAGTGTAATGGAAGCACGGAGGATGAATGAAGTTGCCTTGAAATACAGTAGCAGTCATAGCACCTTTAGTAATGGTTCGAGTCTATTATACTCTCCTTTTATCAACCTATAAACAAACAATCAAATGAGCAGCATTAGAAAAACAAAGAAAGCTATGAAGAAAAGTAATGGCTTCTTCAGTGTAGTAGTAGATAATGGTATGGTTTTCTGCGTATCGGAATGGTACATTTTAAGATACCATAAAAAGGGTATATCTGTAGATTATGCAGAATACTTGCCATATAAAATCATGAAGAGAATCATAATAGAAAGATAATATTATGATAGATGCTTTTGAAGTGGACATTCTCCTGACGCAAGACTTAGGGGAATGTCCTGATGGAGATGCTTAAAATGATAAATTAAAGTTATGGCAAGGAAATATACATATCATCGAGAAAACTGTGATTGTTTCATAAGAGAAATCATAGTAGATGTCTATGGGAGGAGAATAATCCTTAGTGGGCAATATGCCTTTGAATATAGTATAACTGTTATATCAATTACTGGTAGAATAGCTGCTACTAACTTCAAGAATGGCAAAGAAGCAAGAAAAGAGTTCTACAAATATAAAAGAAAGAAGTGATGGATTTATTCATATACTTATTAGTAGGCTTACCATTAAGCCTACTCTTTCTTTATATCATATTTGATATATTAAACAGGGGATAGATATGAAAAAATACTCAATTTACGACTCTTATAGCTATTTGATAAGAGGGAATTTTAACTCTTACAGGGCAGCTTATACATTCAAAATAGTAATGAACAGATTAGATTGGACAATAAAATGAAAAGACTCAAGATTATACTTAAAGGAGTGTTATTATGGATAACAACCTTTGCAGTTATACTCTTCATGTCAGGAGTAGACAGCATTTATGACAATGGATATTTTATACATTCAATTACTGTGTGTGTAGTATTATGTTATGCTTGCTACAAGCTAATATCTGAAGAAGAATTGGAAATATTGACTTTCTATAAATGGTTTAACAAAATAACAGGAGAAGAATCATGCGAACAATAATTGTAATTTTCACAGAAAGGAAGCTATCTCTCATTGAGATGGTTCCTTACAAGAGATACAAGTTCTTGTGCAACTATGATACTGTATCTCTCTATGATATGGTAGAAGACCCAAGATACACTGGTAAGATGATGGTAGTGGGATTTACTTGTGATACTGATAGAGTTCAGCAAGGAATAACACTGAAAGACATCTATATTACCAAGGTAAATGGACAAGTTATCAATCAGCCTGCTGGATTGGTTAATGGTGGCTTAGCAGGAAGTGATTTTGACATTGACAAACAAAGAACAAGCAACATGGAAGAGAAAAGAAATATCGAGGTAACACTTGAACAGGCAATGGAATGGTATAATAGTGGTAATAGTACATTGCGTACATTAGCATTGAGTGCATATACTGAGGATGAATTAAAGTTCAACCTCAAGTACATCAATAGCAAGGTATGTAATACATACTTCTGTACCAATATTCCTGCTAATGAAGCAGAGAAGTATAATACACTTACAGATTTGGCAATCATTGCCAAGTTCTTCAATGGCTCTTGGAAGAAAACCACAAACAATACAGGATATTTCCTTGGCAATTTCAATGCTGAATGTGGTCCTGTAGTTGATACTTGCAATGGTGTTGGTGTATATCAGCACAATACTGTACAGTATGCAGGTGTTGTGTATTTCAGGAATCAAGAAGATGCAATCAAAGCAGTCAAGATTTTGGGTAAAAGAGTAAAGAGTCTATTTGACTAATAGAATTAAATTCATAACAAATACTGCTGGTCTGTGAAGATAGGCAGTATAAATACTCTCATAGTTCAGTGGATAGAACAACTCTCTCCTAAAGAGTAGACACAAGTTCGAGTCTTGTTGGGAGTACTAAGGTATTTACTCATATAAGGTAATTTGATTGTTTTTAGGTAAAGGATTTTTAGTTCGGGCAATAGCAATATTGCTACAGGAGACTGGTATGTGAATATAGGTCTTCTTTATGTCTCCATAGCTCAATTGGATAGAGCAACAAGTTAGAAGTAACATGGCTCCTTAGCTTAATGGATAAAGCAACTGCCTTCTAAGCAGTTGAGTCCCAGTTCGAGTCTGGGAGGAGTCACTGTTAGCAATTAGAGTGGACAAGTCTATGACAGTTAGCACATAACAACTGACATTTAGATAGTTCTTCTCTAATCTTTGAATCAGAGAATAGTCTGAGTTTGGACCAACTATACTCCTTAGTATTGGGGTCTGTATGGTGGAAGTCAAAGATAGCATAATTTGAATCATTGAGTCTAGTGTGACAATGTTCACATTCACCTCCAAGAAGTTCAACATATTGTTTCTTTCTCTTTATCCACCTATCTGTGCATAGCTTATTAAAGCACTCTTTGCACATACTCATAACTCCGCCTTTATGCCCTTCTTGTGGGTAAAACTCACTTAGGGGCTTTTCTGATTTGCATTTAGAACATACTTTGGTCTCCATACTTATTTCTATTTATGGTACAGAGGTAGGAAAAATATTCCTATCTAACAATACTATAAGTAAAATATTTATGTCTATCCAAAGAGACTTCTAAGCTGTAAGTTGTGAGTTCGAGTCTCACTGGAGATACAATAGTGGATTTAGCTCACTATTTCTACTAAGCAGTGGAACCTGAAGAGAAGCAAAATGTGATGCTGGTAGGTAAGCTACTGTTTCTTGTTTTAGTTTGTACTTTGTTCTTAGAAAAGAAGCAAAGCAATTGGGGGAATCACATTGGGAATGTATAGCTTAATGGTAAAGCAGCGTGGTGCCACTTCAAAACAATGAGAGCAAGATGTAGGTTCAACTCCTACTGCATTCCTATCTCAATAGTAGTTAAAATGCGCAGCCAGCATTGTATCTATGTATCTAACTGGTCATAGGTACATACTGGCACTACTTCATGGGGCATGATTGGTTTTGATTACTGATTATTTGGTAAGAGAACATACAAAGACTGATGGAAAGACATCAAAACAATAACTGACAACACTTATAGAGTTGCAGCCTAAATAGGCTAAGCAGCACTTGCTTGGAAACAGAAAGGTGCAAAATAAGAGGTTATGTTACAGACTGAGGATTCAGTAGTAGAAATACTTGCGCATATTAAATTAGCTTAAAGTGGCTATGCCTTTAAAAAGATTTCCCTGTTAGATTAAATAGGGTGGTGGAACTGTTGTCATCCAGACAATCCCAGTGGGTAACTGACCACATTAAAAAGTAGTAAGTATGTGTAATTCTTTTATTAAAGGTTGGTAAGACAGGGGTTCGAGTCCCCTATGCTCCACAAAACAATCTTAGTATTAACTAAAAAAAAAAGTATGTTTTATGTATTAATGTTTGAGTTCATGCTATTGGGAGTAATAGGTGGACTATTAGGTATATTCTATAGGAATTGCCTGAAGGTTGAGGATATGATATTCTATCCTTTGTACAGTAAAGTGTTTGTACCTATGGTTAAGAGTGGCAATAGGTTCTTACATTTTATAGCATATCCATTAGGATTCTGCATCTATTGTAGTACCTTTTGGATAACCATGCTCATTCTTATACTCTTCTTGACAAGCTGGGATTCACTTCCTAAGTGGCAGGATATTGTAAGTAGACAATACTTTCTATGAGTTGCAGAAGAAGCACAGAGAGGTACAGGCTCAACTGAACTCTATGAAGCATGACTGTGAAGTGGCTATTGAAGAGTCTACAAACAAGTCTAACACAGGATATGCTGTGGCTTCAAGTGAGTATAGAGAAGCACTCAAGGCTATTATGCTTTCCTTCAAGACATGGAAGGATGCAAAGTCTCAAGAGTATAGCAAGCTGAAAATTGCTGTACCTAACTCACTGCTTGGTGTATATAACACTGTAAATTCATTAGGTAAGTAAATGTAGGTCTTAGGGTATTTACTCTTAACTGCATTGAATACACACAGTGGATGCTATTTGTGTAAATATAATAATGAAAATTATATCTGCAAAATATAATTGAGTAGTGCTTTGCCATTACTTATGACTGCCATTCCGAGAAATATTCTGCCCTATGAAGCTTGATTGTGGAGGGTTGTTCTTGCTTTGGATGGGATGGCAGGTTCTTGCTTTTGATATAGTCATTGTTATAGTTAGCATTTACTGTGTGTAACTTACTATTTTTATTCACTTTCTAAAAAAAAAAGATGAAAGAAAAAGAACAGAATCCACTTGAAAGAAAGTTGGATGAGCAGTCATTTGAAAATGCTGCAAAAGCCATTAAAGGTGGCAAAGAGAATGGTAGTTTGACCTATGTTGAACTTGTTGAAAACTTGGTGGAAAGCTACAAAGGTAAGACAGTGCAAGCACCTGTTGAGGTGATTGTAACAAGTGCAATATTCTTCAATGCGAGAGAGTTGATGAGTATTATTGAGGTCTTAAAACATACTCTCCGCATTAAAATGGTAGAGGAGTTGAGAGAAAAAGCAGATAAGGGAGAAGCTACAGCAAGAGATGCAATGGCTGCTCTTATGCTTGCTGCAATTATGAAGAAAGAATCTGAAGAAGATTAATAAACATGAGTGAAATCAAATTAAGTCTGAGTATTGAGCTTCAAGGAAGCACAATGTTCAGCAAGGAGGAGTGCCTTAAAACAACTCAAAAGGTCATTACTACAAAGAATGGTAGAAAGAGAACAGTAACAAAAGTAGTTGAGGATTGGGACAAGATGAATAAGCACACTATAAGAGTGACTGATACAAATGGCACCAATCCAGAGATTATCACTTTCCATACAAGGAAGTGCAAGCCAGCTACACAGTCCCTGAACATAAGCAAAGAGGCTTATGAATATATGATTGGCAAGGATTCTTGTCCTTCATGGTCTAAGCCTAGCAAGTGGACTGCAATGAGTGAAAAGGAAAGACTTGAAGCTCATTTGCAGAGAACAGTAGAACATCTTGGGGGTGCTTCGTACACTTATCAAGTGTTTGAGGACTAACTGGATATGTTCTCATAGTAAAGGACAAGGGTATTATCAATATCCTTATCCTTCTTTTTTTTTTACAACCTACTAAATAAGCAGGATAAAACTAAGAGACTATGGGATATATTCCTAAATTTATACATTTTGACCATTTCATTACTGTAGAGTATCCATTTGGTGTTTATTGGAAGCATAGTTATATACAACAAAGTATAAAAGTATGTATGGATATAAGTGGAAATATAAACAATGACAAGAAAAGAAGTACAAGAATTAGCTCTATCAAAGGCTGATAGGGCTAAGTATCTTATCTTAGAGCTTATTACTGGGATGGGTAAGACCAAAGTAGCAATAGACCTCATTAATCATATATGTGATAGGGTATTCAGGAATGATGAAAGCCCTACTACCATACTTATTCTTGTGGCTAAGACTGTACATAAGCAGACTTGGAAGGATGAGATTGAGAAATGGGGAGGTATCAAGTCTGACTATATTACTATTGAGTGCTATGAGTCACTAAAGAACTATGAGAACTCATACTTTGATGTAGTAGTGGCAGATGAGATGCAGCATTTGTCAGAGGCAAGAATTGATGTATTGGAGACTATTCATATCAATGAGTCTTTCATTGGATTGTCTGCCACTATTAAGAGAGACATGAGGGATTATTTCATCTACAATCATAAGGCTGAGGTCATTAAGTGTGGTCTCAAGGAAGCTGTAGAAGATGAAGTATTACCTGAGCCTACAGTATATCTACTGCCTTTGTCTTTAGACACTACTAATTATACCTATAAGGTTAAGAAGTTTGGTCGTGACATAATCACCACTCAGAAAGGTTGTTATGATAGTATCTCTTCACTTATAGAGTGGTACAAGAATAAGTACTTTAACTCAAGAAATGAGAGGATAAAGAACTTATGGCTTTCAACAGCAGGCAAAAGGCTGAAGTGGTGTGCTGAACAGAAGGAAGCCCTTGTACTATCTCTTCTTGACAAGTTCAGGAATTACAAGACTTTGACTTTCTGTAGTAGTATTGAGCAGTCAGAGAGGTTAGGTAAATACAATATCACCTCGAAGAATAAGGCTTCAGTGAAGAACCTTGAAATGTTTAATCTTAACAAGATTAAGCATATTACTGCCTGTAATATACTCAATGAAGGTGTGAACTTGACTAATTGTAGGATAGGTATATTCTGCAACTTGAATAGTTCGGAGATTGTAGTAAAGCAAAGAGTTGGTAGAATACTTAGACATAAATCCCCTATTATCATCATACCTTATTTCAAGGATACAAGGGAAGAGGAACTTGTACAGAAGATGATAGAGGAGTACTCTGAGGATTCTATTATAAGTGTTGATAGTATTAATGACATTAAGCTATGACAATTTGTTTAAGTAAAGAAGGATGTCAGAAGAACAACATTAGTCTTGCTGAGGCTCTCTTGATGCTTGCCATCCATAACAATGCTGACCTTGATACAGCTCAGAAGGAGCTGATTAAGAAGGGCTATATAACTGCTAATAGGGATGACTTATTCCAACAGATTGGATGGAGACTTACTAATAAAGGCACTGAGGTAATAGATTCTGTGATTGTAGATTCTGATAAGAAACAGGAACCTAATGACAGGTTAATTCAGTTGGCTACAAGGCTCAAAGAGATATTTCCTAAAGGCAAAAAAGATGGCACTAACTATTATTGGGCAGATGGAGTAGCTTTGATTGTACGAAGATTAAAGTTATTCTTTAAGAAATATGGAAATACTTATACTGATGAGCAAATCATACAGGCAACCAGTAAGTATGTGGAAGGTTTCAATGGAAACTATACATATATGAGGTTATTAAAGTATTTCATATTCAAAGAGAAAGTTGGTGCTGCTGGTGAGGTTGAGGGAGACTCAGAATTGATTAGTTACATTGAGAATGCTGGTCAAGAAGAGAATTTAAGAAATGATTGGACTTCTACAATTAACTGATTATGAGTAGATTTAAGCAAGTAATGGGAAATCTGAGGTTAAGGAGGGAGAGAGTTCTTAATGGACTTTATAATTGTATTCCTTTCCCTTTTCCAAGGTTTAGAGCATGGGTTCCAGGCATTGAAACTACTAAGTTCATAGTGGTGACTGCCAATCAAAAGGTAGGTAAATCAAAGTTCTGTGATTACCTATTTGTATATGAACCATTGTTCTTTATATTGGAGCATCCTGAGATGAGAGTTAAGGTTCTTTACTTTACTTTGGAGATGAGTCCAGAGGAAAAGTATAATGAGTTCTTGTGTCATCTATTGTTTAGATTGGATGGAATAGAGGTATCCCCCACTGAACTGAAAAGTACAGATAGAGACCATCCTATTGATGAGAAGATTCTTGAATTACTTGAATCTGATAAGTATCAGAGATATATCAAGGCATTCGAGGATATGGTTGAGTATATTGATGACCAAAGGAATCCTACAGGAATCAATAAGTACTGTAGGGACTATGCCTTAACTCATGGACATCTTAACTTCAAGAAAGGCAAGAGGAAAGGCCCTATCACAGATGAAATCATAGATGCAGATGTGGTAGACAATGACAATCCTTATACCCCAGATGACCCAGAGGAGAGGAGGATAATCATCATAGATAATGCCTCAAATCTATCTCTTGAAAGTGGATTGAAAAAGATGGAAACTATTGATAAGATGAGCAAGTATGGTATTACTCTCAGAAATCAATTGAAATTCATCTTTGTATTGATTCAGCATCAAGCACAGGCTCAAGAGGGTATTGAGAACCAAAAGCTGAATAAGCTTAAACCATCTTCTGATGGTCTTGCAGATTGTAAGACTACTACCAGAGATGCCAATATGGTTATAGGTCTCTATAGCCCATTCAAGTATGGACTAAGAGAGTATGAAGGATATGATATAACCAAGTTCAGGAATCATATAAGGTTCATGGAGGTGATTGAAGATAGAGACTATGGAGCAAATGGTCAAATCTGTCCTTTATTCTTTGATGGTGCAGTGAGTACATTTTATGAACTCCCAAGACCTGATGATAAGGAGGCACTACAAAGAGTATATAACTATATGGAATCAAGGAAGAGCAAAACTGCTAAGACTTTCTTTAGTTATGGAATAAATAAAATGAATAGAAAGTTGCACAGGTGGAAAATGTTTCATAAGTTTGCAACCCTTTTCAAGTAAAAGTAACATTATAAAACAAAAACAATGGCAAAGATTTTAGTTCTTGCAAAAAGTGGTTTCGGAAAAACCACTTCCTATTGTGGTAGGGAGAAGCTTGGTATTAAAGGTCTTAACCCTAAAGAGACCTATGTTATCCAATGTATTGGTAGGGGTGTTCCTAACCCTAACTTCAAATTGATTGAAGGCAACATTGGAGTGGAGAATGTAGGTAAGCCCACACAAAAACTTGTGAATGCAAATGCACTTGCTACAGGAAATAGAGTACAGGTAGATAGTCTTACAGGACTTGATAGGTTTGCAGCAGTTGCAGAGATTGTCAATATAATGAAGAAATCTCCCTATAAGAATGTCCTTATAGATGATATGAATTATCTTGCACAGGATTTCTATATGGCTAATGCCATGAAGGGTGGATGGGATACTCCTAAGCAGATTGGCTATGGAATGGGACTCATCTTTGATGCCTTTAAGGGATTCCCTGAGGATAAGAACATCATTTGTTGTGCTCATTATGAGGAGTATAAGGATAAGAGTGGTGATTCCATTTCTTATAAGTTCAAGACCACTGGAAAGATGGTTGATGACTATATTACTCCTGAGGGTAAGTTTGATATTATCCTCTTTGGCAAGGTAGGATATGATGCAGAAAACAAGAGACCTATCAAGCACTTTGTCAAGGAGTTTGATGGAGAATATCCTGCTAAAGACAGTCTTGGTGCATTGGATGACCTTCCTGATGAGATTCCTAATGATTTGTCTATAGTAGTAGACAAATTGAAGGAGATTTATGGATAGGAATGAGACTGTAAGAATATCAAGGTTGGCTGCCTTTGGTGGACTTACTGAGAGTGATGCCAGTATAGTACTCATGCAGTATTGCATAGAGCATGGCAAGCCTTATTATGAAACTACTATGTTTGTGACTAATGTGTTAGGAAACAGGCAATTATTGTCATATTGTCTGGGTATAGCATTAAGTTTCTATGAAAGGAAGTTCACTGTATATAAGCTATGGAGTGCTCCTAATCTATTAAATATTCAGGGGCAAGAAAGAACATTATTACAAATCTTTTAATAGTAAGAAAATATGAAAACATTGACAGTAAGACAGTTTGCAGGTGTAAAAAGAATTGCACAGAATGTTAATCCTTTGGTAGTGAAGAAGAATAAGATTGCTGCCAAGATTGATGAACTCAATGCAGAGTACAATGCTCTGACTGAGGAGATTGAAGGACATGAGACGGGTGTCAAGGCTTTGACAGGTGGTCTCACAAGTGAAGACTTGGTTGTCAAGAAGGTAGAAGATACTGGTAAGGTTGATAAGGATGGTAAGCCTGTAAAGGTTACTAAGTATGAGCCTAAGGCTGGTGTAGTAGTGTTCAATGAGGAGGCTAATGTATATGAAATTCATGTAGAGGAGCCTACTATTGACAATGTTGCTCCTGAGACAGTAGATGATACTGAGAAGGCACCTGAGACAGAAGTAAAAGCTGATGAAGAGGCTCCTTTTGACCCTACTAATCCTTTCAACAATGGTGCAGAAGATGGTGATAAACTGCCCTTTGAAGAGTAATCAGAGTAGTAAGAAATAGAATCAAGAACAAGAAAAATCATTAGAAAGATGAAAAAGACAAATTTTGCATTTATGGCATTTGCATCAGGCAAGGAATCTACTGAGGGTAATGCAGTAAAGAGATATACAGGTGTAGCTCCTGTATTTGTTTTGGCTGTAAATCCTAACAAGGCAGAGTTAAAGAAACTCTATAATACCCAGCTTGAAAATGACCCTGAGTATCTGGGTGAAGTTGAGGTAGGTGAGGACAAGCACAAGGTACAGAATGTCAGACTTGATTTCATTGTTAAGACTGATGCTGAGAAGTGTGGTGGTATTGAGTTTACCACTAAGGTAGCTTTCTTCATCAGAAAGGAATACAGATACAATAGAGACCAGACTAAGGTACAGGTAATTGATAAGTATGGTAGAACTGCTTGGGTTACTGTAGAGCAGGCTAAGGCACATGAAATTCCTGTATATAAGAATGGTCCTGCCAATATTGATAAGGACTACAGACCTGCTTATCATGGTGAGGAAGAGCTTACTAACTTCATCAAGGCATATCTCAACATTCCTAATGTAATGAAGTATGTCAATAATACTTGGGTTATGGTAGACAAACCTGAGGATTGTGAAGCAAGACTTGAGAGCATTGCTGAGTACTTCAAGGGTAATTTCAAGGAGCTGAGAGATGTTATTGCATTGCAGCCTAATAACAAGGTTAAGGTATTGTTTGGTGTAAGAACCACTGATGATAACAAGCAGTATCAGGCTGTTTATAATCAGATGTTCCTGAAGAACAATATCACTGACTACAGTAAGTTGGATGCAGACTTGCAGGAAAGAAAGGCTGCTGATGCATATCCTACTACTGAGTTCACTGTGGGTGACTTGAAGGAGTATGATGTAGAATCTACAGACCTCAGTAACTCTGGTGCAGTAGGTGATATGCCTTTCCCTGCTGGTGATACTGCTGGTGGTACACCTTGGGATTTTGGTAAGTAAGTAGTAATTTCTAAAAAAAAAGGCAATGGCAATCAGCAAAGGTAAATCTTCTGTGAGCCTTGATGATATTCTAAGTAAAGTGACAGAAGCAGACATTCTGTCATATTACTTAGGAGTCACAGAGGTTCCTTGTATTATAAATAGTCCTCTTAGACAGGACAGGAGACCTTCTTTTGGTCTTTATTCTACTGATGGTAGAAGAATATTTTACACAGATTTATCCACGAGGGATAGAGGAGGTCTGTTTGACCTACTTGGTCATATGTGGAACTGTGGTTATAAGGAAGTTCTAACAAGGGTTAATGAGGACATTTCAAAGTTCTGTGGTGGTGCCAATATTCATTCATATACTCCCTGTGCTGTAAGAAGTACAAGTAGTTACAACAAAGATACAGACTTGCAGTGCAAAGTCAGAGATTGGAGGAGTTATGATATTGAATACTGGGCATCCTATGGTATAACTTTAGAATGGCTCAAGTATGCAGAGGTTTATCCCATATCTCATAAGATTGTCATAAAGGATGGTCATAGATATGTGTTTGGAGCTGATAAGTATGCCTATGCTTATGTAGAACACAAGGAAGGTAAAGTTACCCTAAAGATATATCAGCCTTTCAATAAAGCTGGTTATAAGTGGAGTAATAAGCATGACAATTCTGTAGTAAGCCTATGGACTAAAGTACCTGAATATGGAGAGCAAATATGTATATGTTCCTCATTAAAAGATGCTCTATGTCTATGGGCTAATACAGGTATTCCATCTCTTGCCATTCAAGGTGAGGGATATAGGATGAGTGATACTGCAATTAGTGAACTGAAAAGAAGATACAAACAAGTCTTCATTTGCTTAGATAATGATGAGCCAGGATTGAAAGATGCCCAGAAGTTAGCTGAGGAAACAGGATTTACTAATGTAGTATTACCACCCTTTAATGAAGGGAAAGATATTTCAGACTTGTATAAGGCTAAGGGCAAAGATGAGTTCCTTAGAATAATCAAGCCTTTATTCAACTCTTCAAGACAAGAGGACAATGACTGGGATGATTTGCCCTTTTGTATAGATTAAAGTTTCAATAAGTCCAATTTATAAAAAAAAAGTGAAAACATGGAAGCAAGAAAAATTACAGTCGTACAGACTAAGAATCAGAAAAAGAGTGTTATCATGTCAGCAGCCATGACCCTTGCTGAGTTGAAGAGTGACCTGAGAGCCAATGGCATTGACTATGATGGTATGACCTTCTTTGAGGGCACATCAAAGGTTGAATTGAAGAATGATGCTTCAGTTCTGCCACATGATGTTCCTTATAAGGGTACTATCACAAATGAGTTGGTTTTCATGCTTACTAACACCAACAAGAAAATTAGAAGTGGTGCTGTTGCAATGAGTAGAGCTGAGGCATACAGTGCTATCAAATCTATGGGTTTGCAGGATGCTTGTGTAAAGAAGTTTGGCAAAAACTTCACTATGTGCAAGACTGCTGACCTTATTGCATTGATACAGAGCAATGGTGCTTCAAAGCCTGCTCCTGCTGCTCCTAAAGCTGAGGCTAAGGCTGAGACTAAGAAAGAGGAAAAGGTAGAAGCACCTGTAAACACTCCTGAAGTAAGTGCCCCTGTAGCACCTGCAAGTAATGGTGGTGAGTGTGTTGATACTGTAGCAAGAGCTGCTATCAGCAAGTTGGTGGAAATTCTTGAGGACAATGGCACAATTGAAGATTATGAGAAGGAGAAAGTGCTTGATATTCTTGGGGGTGAAGTAGCTGCTGCACCTTCTGAGGAGTATAAGCCTAAGTCAGCTTCTCCTTACTCTGATGATGAGATTGATGATATGTTCGCAGGGATGGGTGTCTATTAACAAGGGTAAGTAACAGTAGGTAAGGAGGTTAGAAATGCCCCCTTACCTACTTTTTTTTTACAGTAATATGAGTGGAGAAACAATTAAATTAATTGAGGAGAAGATAGAAGAACTATATAACTCCTTGATGGACAGACCACTCCGAGTATTAAGCATATTCAATGATTTCTTTGGAGAGGACAAAGTTGATATGCAAGGATATTGGAGTTTGGACAAGTTCAAATCTTGGTTAAAGATAGAATCTTTGGCTACTTATATTCCTGATGGTAGTATTGCAGGCATGAGCAGTAATGATTGGAGTATGTTCAAGACATTTGCTATTACTGATTTACCTGAAAACCAAGTAGAAAAGGTTGTAAATGTGCTTACAAATACTACAGTAAAGGAAAGAATTGGTAATGCTAAGTTCAATGGCATATTCATTCTTGTACATTTTCCTCATGTAAGGGTAACTAATGAGCATGACAGATTTGTGGATATTAACCATCTATGGGCTAAGGTGAAGGTAATGTATAATGGCACATTAAATGGTGGATTTACACTTAACAGGTCAGAATATACTATGCTTCATATTAGTAGTGGGTATATGCACAGCCATATTAGTAGCATTCCTACAAGTAACTTTGCTAATTTCCAGAGTCCTTGTACAGGTAGTGGTCCTATTAATGGTACTATCAGTGCCCTTAATAGAGATTATGATGAGGATATGTGGAATATGTTTTGTCTTGAATTAAGTAAGTATGTAACTGTAGAATCCATTGCTGGCAGACCTTATAAATATTTGGAAAAGTTAGGTACTAATAACATGGAGATGGGTGTGAACAGGTTTGTTACATATCTATCACCAGACTACTATTGGGATGCTCTTAGTTCTGATAAGTTGAAGGAGTTTGTAAGAGGCTTTATCAATTCAAAGAAACTTAAATTCAATTATGTAAATGGCTCTTATTCTATTGGTATGTCACTTATTGAGTTTATTGTACTTATTAGCAATGAATTTATTAAGTGGTATAATGACCAGTTTAATAAAGAGGAGCTAACTGCCAAGTTTGCAGAATTGAAGAGGAAAGGTATCTTGAAAGAGTGTATCATAGATAATGGGAAGATTTACTATGATAAAGGTGGGAACAATGTAAATACCTATGCCCAATATATAGGCAAGAAGGTTTGCATATTCAAGGGAAGAGAGGTTACTATTGATATTACAGATATTGCTGAGGTAAGGAATGAGAATAAGAGTATAATTCTTAATACTCATACTGCACTATACATATTAGCAACAATACTTAAAGTGTTAAATTATAGATATGGAAGAAGTAAAGCAACCCACGAAAGTAATCAGCTTGGTACAGAAGTCAGGTACTTATAATTATAAGCTGATTATCCCAGCAGAAGTGGAGAGAAAGATAAGATTTGCCTGCCAAAAGGTGTGGAGTACTGAATGGTCAGGTACACTATTCTTTACACATGAAGGTTCATTTGAAAATAATGACCTTGTAATAAGATGTGTGGATATTTACATTATGGATATTGGTACTCAAACCTATACAGAGTTTGATATGAATCCTGATGTGATAGCCTATATGTGTGAGAATCCTGAGCTACTTGATTGCCAAATGGGTCTTATACATTCCCATAACAATATGAGTACTTTCTTTAGTGGTACAGATACTGCAACACTGAGGGAAGAGGGTATAGATAGGAATAACTTTGTATCCCTTATTGTGAATAATGCAGGTACTTATACTGCTGCAATTACAAGGAGGGTTAAATCAAAGCAGGTCAAAGAATCTGTGTCTTATGAGTTCTTTGGTGATGGTGAAAAGCATGATACTAAGGAATATGTAAGTAGTGCAGATGAAATTGAATGGTTCTATCTTAAAATAGAGAAGGAAGGTGAGAATTATTCCTTTCCAGACATGGCAGCAAGACTTGAGGAAATCAAGCAAGCTAAAGCAGAAAGGGCAGAGAAAGCCAAGAAAGCTCAAACACCTGTATATCAAGGTGACTATAAACCTGTTATTGCTAATTCCTATGGTACAAAGGCAGGTCCAGCAAATCTTGTCAAGAAGGAAGCTGATAAGCCTAAGGTAGTTCAGCCAACTCTCTTTGATAATGCAGATGACTTGCCATTTGAAGAGGGGTATGACATACCTTATGGTCATGTATCATTTGATAAGGTTACTTTGAAATCTCTTGTACTTCAATTGATTACAGGTAGTATTATCATTTCTAATGATAGTAAGATTGACATTACTAAATGGGCTAAGTCAATGCCTACACTGTATGAAAAGAGGTTTGGTAAAGGCAAAGTTGGCATGGATAATTTCAAGATATGGGCAGAGACCTATACAGAGTATCTGACATGGTATATAACAGATGAGAAATTAGAAGAGCTTGGCTTTGATGAAACAGAAATTTGTGCTATTTGTGCCCATGATATGATAGAGGAGCTTACAAAACTTCCTGAAAATGATTATATCAAAGGGTATATTGATGCACTTCAAAAGTATTTAGTATTATGACAAATAGTGAAATAGAAAACAGAGTAGCAGAATCTGAGAGAGCTTTAGAAGAAGCTATTGAAGAGTTCAACTCAGTAGAAGAGTATGAAGAGGCTCTTCAGAATCTTGATAGTGATTCACCTTTGACAGAGGAAGAACAAGCTATCCTTGACCAAGCTGTAGAAGATGCATATCAGGAGATACCTACAAACTCTGCAACTTTGCTTGTGGATGAAGCTACAAGTAGGTTTAGTTCTGCCATTTGGTATGAGAACATTCAGAAGAAGACTGTCATTTTGGCAGGTGTGGGTGGTATTGGTAGCTATGTAGGCTTCTTATTGGCAAGAATGAAGCCAGCTTCCATGTTTATCTATGATGATGACATAGTGGAAACTGTCAATATGTCAGGTCAGTTATATGGTCAATCTGATTTAGGTAGACCTAAAGTATCTGCACTGGCTGAGATGATTAGAAACTATGCTGGCTACAGCAGTGTCTTTGCAATAAGTGAAAGATTCACTGATGAATCTGAGGCATCAGACATTATGATTTGTGGCTTTGATAACATGGCAGCAAGAAGACTTTTCTTTAATAAATGGGTAAATCATGTTCAATCCAAACCAGAGGAGGAGAGAAAGAATTGCTTATTTATTGATGGCAGATTAGCAGCAGAAGAGTTTCAGGTATTGTGTATCAAGGGAGATGATGAGTACAACATTAATAGGTACAATAATGAGTTCCTATTCTCTGATGCAGAAGCTGATGAAACTATCTGCTCCTATAAACAAACTACCTTCTGTGCAAATATGATTGCATCTTATATGGTTAATTTGTTTGTAAACTTCTGTGCTAATCAATGTGAGCCTCTCATTGATAGAGACCTGCCATTCCTTACCACATATAATGCAGAAACAATGTATCTTAAAACTGAAGTATAATGGAATTTAACCCAAGATTTGCATATAATGTAATGGGTGTTTTCAATAGCAGTGAGTCTGGTAATCCAGACCAGCTTGAAATGAATCTGTCTCTTGATAGTAACAATGTATTTAGAAGAAGCCTTGTCATTGAAGTAAACAATGATGAGGTAGAGATACCTGTGATTGCAAGAGAACACTTTGAAAAGCTGGTTTCAGACAATATGGCTTATCCCGCAATTGTGAGAATCAAGAGGATAATATTGCCATTATATGATAATGCACCAAGCCAAGAAAGAAGAACCTTTGATAGTATCATAGCTCAATTATTTACTAATGTAGGATATGGTAAAAGATTGCAGAAGATAACTACCAATAAGGGCGAAGTGTATTATGGTGGTAAAGGTATCATCTTTGATGAGAGCTACACTCCATTACTATTATGTACATTAACTGCAAGAAGTGTACATACTGAGGATAATGGTAATACTATGGTCTATTACAGACCTGTATGCCATGTCAGTCCCAAAGTATTCTTAGAGTCTGATAAGTTGATTAATAAAGGCATCATCAAGAAATTGATTCCCTATTATACAAGTAGGGATATAAATTTCCCAAGAAACAATTACAGCTTCAGCAGTAATCCAGAAGACAGGAAAGTAAAGGTCATAGTAGATAATTTCAATAAGTTCTTTGTAGAACCTATTAAACCTACTCCATCTGCCTGCTCTAATGATGCACTGAATGAATGCCTTATTGACAATATTGATGACATAATGATGTTGATATGACATTAGATGAATACTTTGGAGATTGGATGAAGGTAATTGATAGGACAGAGCTTAATAATGTAATGGCTAAGGTTGGGCAAGAATACAGGAGAAAGCCTTTGTGTCCTGCCCAATCTAATGTATTCAGAGCATTCGAGCTTTGTCCTCTCAATGACTTGAAAGTAGTTATGTTAGGTCAAGACCCCTACCCACAAAAGGGAGTAGCAACTGGAGTATTATTCGGAAATAGAAAGGAAGTTGATGAGGATAACTTATCTCCTTCATTAAATGTTGTTGAAGAAGCAGCAATTAATTTTGAAGTTCCACATTATTGTATTACCTTTGACAACTCTCTTGAGAGTTGGTCTAAACAAGGAATACTAATGATAAACTCTGCACTCACTGTAGAAATGAATAGGATAGGTTCCCATGTGATGTTGTGGAGACCTTTCATAGCTAAATTGCTAAAGAACTTGTCTGAATATAATACAGCTATAGTATATGTATTGTTTGGCAGACAAGCCCAAACCTTCAAACCTTATATTAATGATAGGTTCAATCATATTATAGAGATTGAACATCCTGCATATTTTGCAAGGAGTGGTACTAAGATGCCACATCAGCTATTTGTTGATATAAGTAATAAGGTAAAAGAGATTTATGGTGTGCCTATAAAATGGTACGAAGAGTATTAATACTAAACAAAAAAAAAATGGAAAATATTTATTTGACAAATGGTAAGGAAGTACAGATTGGAGACACTCTGACTAAAGCATCTAAGGTAGTAGACCCTTTCTTTGGTGAGGGTACTGTAGTTCAGCACATTGTGGTAACTAAGGACATTCTCCCTAAGCTCCTTGAGGCTGGCATTGTTACTACTACCAAGCCTGCAAAGTCTGCTGTGGTTGAATCTGAGGTTCCTATGGAGTTGGAGTACTACATTCAGAAGATTGCAGAGAAACTTGGTTGGAAGATTGAGAAGGTCTATAACTATCTCAATAGTGTAGATACTATTCTTCCTGCTGCTGCATTCTCTATGGTACTTAGAGAAGTAGCCATTGAGTTGGACAAGAAGTATGAGGACCATATTGAGAAGAGTCCTGAGATTTATGTAATCTCTATGCTTGATGGTAGAATCACTGAGGCTAACAAAGCCCACATCAAGAACTACAGGAACTTCGCAGCATTCAGGTCTGTAAGTGATGCAAAAATTGCCTGTTCTATTGTGAGAGATATGCTGAAAGAAATGTTCAAGAATAAGTAATATGTGGAAACCTATACGCAATTTTCCCAATTATGAAGTCAGTAGTAATGGAGAGGTAAGGTCTACAAATTATAACCATACTGGGGTCTGTAAAATTCTGAAACCTTCAATATCAAGTAATGGCTATTATGGGGTTATTTTGGTTAAAGAGGGTAGGAGATTTTAGATGGAGATATGAACAAGAAAATCAGGAATGCCACACAGAGTAGTTCTAAGGGTATAACATTCAAATCCCAGTTGGAGAAGAGCATATACAATACTCTTCTTCAACAAGGGTTTGAGCCTCAATATGAGCCAACTACCTTTACTTTATGGGAGGGTTTTGAGCCTATTACCCCATATTATGATAAGGAGACTGACAAGCAGAAAATCAAAAGATTATCAGAGGGTATAGACACCCGTGCTCCAAAGATACTAATTCAGAAAACAGGTAAAATTGTTGGTATCAGATATACACCAGACTTTTATTTCAAATATAATGACCTCAATGTTTATATTGAAGCCAAAGGGATAGAGAATGATGTATTCTATATCAAGAAAAAGATGTTTATAAAATATCTTGATAACCTATACACTGAAAAAGGTGAAAAGTCTATCTATTTTGAGGTATATACCAAGAAACAACTCTTGCAGGCAATAGAAATTATCAAGAGTTATGGACAATAGAGAACCAATAGACAGAATAAAGGCTTTGATTCCCTCATTGCCTGAGGGAGATGCAAAGCTTGCACATAAGTTCTTGAATAGTAGGGACTTTGAGTCTCTCCAACTCTTAGTTGATTCATCTCTTGTCAGAGTAAAGAAAGGTCTCAGTAAGGAAAATCCTAAAGAGGAGTATCTGAAAGCAGACCTTGGAGAAATGAGGAAATTGAAGTCAGAAATAGATACTTACTGTGAGGCTCTTGAGTTGCCAGAGCAGGAGGATGAGTATGAAGATTTCAGTAGTGAGGAATACAATCAAGATTATTACTAATGGAGAGGAAATCTTTAAGAAGTATATCTTGGGATGTGTCTGAAGAAACATATAGGGCAGACCCAGCATTAAGCTATTCAACCCTTGCAAGATATGAGAGGGAGGGATTCAATAACTTGGATAAATTATTTGACAGGTTAGAAACACCTTCTCTTACTTTTGGTAGTGCTGTAGACAGCATTATTACAGGTGGTCAAGAAGAGTTTGATGAAAGGTTTATGGTTGCTGAGTTTCCTTCTACTCCAGACTCTATTACAAAGATGGTAAAATCTTTGTTCAGTCAGTATGGAGATTCTTATAGGAGTCTTATCACAATTCCTGATGATGCAATCATTAAGGAGACTGAATATCAGAGTTATCAGATGAACTGGAAGCCTGAGACAAGAGCTAAGGTTATCAAGGAGAAAGGAGCTGACTACTATAACCTGTTATTTATAGCAGGCAGTAAGACTATACTTGATACTCAGACCTATCAAGATGTGTGCAATGCAGTAAGAGCATTGAAAGAGAGCAAATCCACTCAATTCTACTTTGCAGAGGATAATCCATTTGAACCAGACATTGAAAGATTCTATCAGTTAAAGTTCAAAGGAGAGTTCAATGGTGTAAAGTATAGAAACATGGCTGACTTAATCATAGTCAATCATAAGGAGAAGTGGGTAAAGCCAGTAGATTTGAAAACAAGTTCCCATACAGAGTGGGATTTCTATAAATCCTTTGTAGATTGGAGATATGATATTCAAGCCAGACTATATTGGGCTATTATAAGGCAGAATATGGATAAGGATGAGT